GATTTCCTTTTTAGATATAAATAATATATATTATATTATGGAAACAAAGGTTAAAAAAAGAAGAGATGAGTTATTACAACAATATTGGTCATATGAACAATTACCATCGGGTAAAATACCCAAATCTATTATAGGTTATTGGAAAGGTATATTAGAGGTTGAAGAGACTTGGGAATGTAAAAACATAATTTCTTGTATTAGAGAGGTAATAATAGAAAAAAAGTTTAAAAAAAGTTGAACTTTTTACAAAGGAAGGATATATATTATAATATATACAATTATAAGGCAATATGAAGCAATGGAGGCCAACTTTAGGGCAGTTAAACAAATTAAAGTATCTTAATAAAAGGAAAATGGAGGCAAGAAAAGAGATTAGATTAAAGAAAATCAAAAGCATTTACGGGCAATTTGGCTTATGCTGAGGGCGGATGATGATATAACGCTGGCTCACATATTCTAAGCGCTACCAGGAGGGACTATACAAAGCGCAACTCTGGCATAAACTTCGGGAGGAGTAGGTATAGCGGCAGGTCTGATACTGTTGTAAAGTGGCTGAAGCAATGAAAAGACACAGACGTTCTTTTTTGATAAGGGGGATATACGGGGCAAACAACCAAACCAGTATCTTTTCTTTGAGGATGACCCAGCAGAGTAACATCTGTATTGGGGATACACTCATCTGATAAGAAAGATACCGGGGCAACCAACCAAACCATCTGAATTGTTTGGATGCGTTTTTTTGAAATCACGAAAGAAATTAGACACGAGTTGAAGTGTGAGCCCACACGGAAACGAAACTCGTGAAACACGCATATGTGAATAAATAAAAATGATAAACATTATGAATATAGAAGAAGAGTTAGAAAGATTAGTAGGTGCATTACACATTATTAAAGATAAATATAAAAGTGAAACATGGAGTAGCACAATGTCTTTAGACATATTAAAGCATGAATTATCAGAATATGATTTAGAATTAGAAAAATGGATTTTGATTAAAGATTTAATATACGCTTTTTTAGCAAATTAAATCTATTTACTCGTATAAATAAAAAAGGAGGACACCTAATAAGTATCCTCCTTTTTTATTTTTGATTATGATTAGTGGTTAATATACATTTTATTAAAAAAAAATAAAAAGTTTTTTTACTACCATCGAAATTTCACAAAAAACAAAGGTTTTGAAAAAAACAATGTTTTTAATTGAATATATAATGTATAGATTAAAAAAAACAAAAGGATTATGAAAGATGAAATGAAAAAGAAAGTGATAGTTTATATTGACTATCTAAATGAAAGAGGTTGGAACCAAACTGCTTGGAGAATTGAACTAAACAACCTTAGAAGTAAATATGTTTTTAAAGACATATCATTAGAAGAATTTAGAAAAGATATAAAATGGTTAAGTGACTTAAGACAGTTAGACCAATTAAGAGATGGTGTTAAAGTAAACATCGTAAGTAAGCTGTAAGCTAAAAAAATAAAAAAAGGATTATGAAAACAAACAGAAAACCACAAACAAGAACACTAACAAGTGATGAAAGACTTCTTCTACCTTATTTAGAAAAGTTCTTGTTAAGAACTAACAAAACAAAACCTAAATTTAATGACGAACTAACTGATGAGTTAAATGGAGTAGTAGAAAGAATTAAAGAAGAAACTACTATTGAAATAGTAAAAATCAATGGAGCAAGATTAAGAAAGATGATTAATCATATGAGATGTAACTCTACACTTCCTATTATATCAACATCAAAAGGATACTATGTTAGTTATGAAGTAGAAGATATAAACGAAATGATTATTTCTTTAAGTCAAAGAGCAGAAGCTATTGAAGCAGCAGCTAACGGACTAAGATACATTATGGTTCAAAAGAAACTTACCGACACTTTAGGTTATGACTTTATGAGTGAATTAGATAAAAAGAAATAGGAAGATAATATATTTTAATATATACAAAAATAAGGATAATGAAATGGGAAAAATAGGAGATTGGATTACTAACTTCCATATACAAGAAGATTTTGAGATTAAAAGATTAGTAGTAGTAAAACGTGGTAAATCAGTTTACCATTATTGGAGAGAAACATCTAATATAAATAAAAAAAACATATTCTACATTAGAATAGTAGATGAGAACTATATCTTAAAAGAGGGAAAGATAGTTCACTCATGGGATGAGTGTATAGATGCAATAGATGCTGAAGTCCTAAAAGTCAAAAGACATAAAATCATAGAAAACATATTAGATGGAAGAGGTTAGACAATGTTTATGGTGTGAAGAACCATTTATAGCAAAAAGAATTGATAAAGTATGTTGTGATAAAGTATGTTCTGCTCGTTATTCAGCTTCGAGAAGAAGACAAGGAAAATCAAGACTACGAAAAAAGTCATTTGATGATGGTGATTTAAGAAAATGCTCACACTGTAGTAAATGGAAAAATAGAGAAAAAGAATTTCATAAGTGTGGAAAGTTTATAGTAGGTCAATGTAAAGATTGTAAAAAAGAAAAATCTAAATCAGCTGATAGAAAAGAAAATAAAGAAGACTTGTATAAATCAGTAGGTGAATTTGTTTATCATATGAAATCTAAACACTATTACTGTGATGGAGTTGATGTATGGAAATTGATAGACATCTATGATAGAGTGTTTCCAACACAATTAAACCTACCTCACCTATCAAACTATAACATGGATATGGAAAAGAGTGTAGAAACGATGTTTTATAAGATAGCAAGATGGTATGCTGATGAAAGAGACCATTTACAACTTAAAGGAGCTTTAAGATAAAAATTAAAAAAGGATTATGAATAGGTTAGAGAAGTTTATTAAAGAGGGTGGTTACTCTTATGAGATTGAAATGTTAACACCAACAGCAAAACCAAGATACCTCTTAACAATTAAAGAAAAAGAATTTGTTATACTAACTGAAGAGGCATTAGAACACACGGTTCAAAAAATAGAAAGTATTATTCTACAAAATGAAAGAAATAAAAAATTAATTGAATTAGGAATATGAAAAAAGTAAAATTAATGTTAGGTGATAATATAGAAAGCCTTAAAAAACTACCTGATAATAGTGTAGATAGTTGTGTGACTGATGGACCTTACGGACTTTCGTTTATGAATAAAAAATGGGACTATGATGTTCCAAGTGTAGAATTTTGGAAGGAGGTTTTTCGTGTATTAAAGCCTGGAGGACACGTTCTATCTTTTGGTGGCACAAGAACATATCATAGAATGACCGTGAATATAGAAGATGCTGGTTTTGAGATTAGAGACCAAATTATGTGGTTATATGGAAGTGGTTTTCCAAAAAGTCATAATATAGGAAAGGCTGTTGATAAGTTAGAAGGAAATGATAGAGAGGTCGTTGGAAAATATCAACATCCTGATGGTAGTGGTGAGAGAAAAGCAAAAGCTGCTGTTAGAAGTGGCGTTACTGAGATGGGTAGTGAGAGTGGAGTTGAATGGAATAAACCATTAACAAAAGGCAACTCACCTTATGAAGGTTGGGGAACTGCTCTTAAACCAGCAAATGAACCTATCTGTGTTGCTCGTAAGCCCCTAAGTGAAAAGTCAGTTGCTGAAAATGTTATTAAGTGGGGAACTGGTGGTATAAATATAGATGGTTGTAGAGTTGGAAGTGAAGAAAAACCAGTATTTGATAAATCAAACCAACAAAAAGGAGATGTTTTTGATGTTGGTTCTAAAAGAACTGGTGAATATACAACAGAAGGAAGATTTCCAGCCAACATCATATTAGATGAGATTGCTGGTGAGTTGTTGGACGAACAAAGTGGTATAAGTAAATCACAAAAAGCTGGTGTTAAAAGTATAGGTAAATCACAATATAATTTTAGAAAACCAACTGATGATGATTGGAGAAGAGATTTTGGTGATAAAGGTGGAGCCTCACGATTTTTTTATCAAGCAAAAGTTTCTAAACAAGAAAGAAATATGGGCTTAGATGGGTTTAGTGAAAAGCAAAAGATTTACTTTTCTAAAAAAAGCAGAATGAAAGAACAAGGAACAGAAGAAGATGAGCCAAGTGCTGGTTTA